AGTAGGGCCAGTAGGGCCAGTTGGGCCAGTAGGTCCGGTGGGGCCAGTAGTCGCAGACCACACAAACGCAGAACCGTTCCAACCCAAGTAGGTACTGGAAGACACGGGGGCGGTAATAAACGCAGTGGTGTCAGTGCCTGTGTTGTATGGGATGCGGTTGGCTGCACCGCCAAGCACATTGGTCGCACCTGCGGCATTGCCCGAGATATTGCCCGACACGTCAGAACCAGAAATAGTGCCCCAACTAGGCGCAGCGGACGCAGAACCTGTGCCTGTTTGTGTCAAGAACCGCTTGGTTGTGGTGGTGTTACCAGACAGCTTGGCCAAAGCGTTTGTTGCGTTTGAGTACAACATGTCGCCGGTGGCGTATGCGTTTTGGCCGGTACCACCGTTGGTAGCAGGGAGTGAGCCTGACACCGCGCCTGATTGGTTCAAGGCAACAGCGTTCCACTCGACGTTCGTACCACCGGCGTTCATCACCAAGGATTTGTAGGCTGCACCTGCGGCCAACTTGCCCCAAGTGTTTGTGCCTGAACCGTAGAGCAGATCGCCTGTTGCAACTGTGGATGTACCTGTACCGCCGTTCGTAGCCGCAACCGTGCCAGTCAATGAAATGACACTACCTGATACGCTGATGTTTGTACCGCCCGTGTAGGTAGGCACAGAGCTGAACTCGGCAAATGTAATGTCCGTGGTACCAAAAACAATTGCGCTGGTGTTGTTACAGATGAACGAGAAATAACCTAAAGTAGCGCCGCTTTCAACGAAGAAATAGTCGCCACCACCAAGTGTACCGGGGTCGCCTTCAGAAGAAGTGTTTGCATCGGCTGCACGGGTCAACACCCAATTTGTTGAGCCAGAGCCCACGGTGGTAACAACGTAGATACCGTTCTGCAAACCTGTAGTTTGCTGCCACACCAACACGCGGTCGTTGGTGGCCATAGACACACCATCAATTGAGAGCGCTACCTGCGTACCAGAGTTTGTCAGCGTAGCGCCTACACCTACTCCAGCGCCACCGGGTTGGTTATATGTTGCGGTCAGGTTGCCGGTAGTGGCCACGAGCACGGGTGTGTGAACGTGGAAGCCGTTTGATGTGGCGTCGTCTACATACGCGCGGGTTACAAATTCAGTTGCGCCCGGCGTAGCCATAGAGGACGTGGACGTTACAGGAGCAGTAAAAGTACCGCCTGTTGCGTTGACATCGCCACCAACATCTACATCAGCAACTGTTGTAAGTACCTTTGTCGTCTTGTCAATACGTGCAGCCTCATCAGCCGCATCGACGCCACCAGCAAAGAAAACCAGATCGTCGGTAGCACTACCAACAAACATCTCACCGCCGTCGTTGAACGCATACGCAGAGCCGGGCGTAAAGATGGGATATGAGGCGGAGCTGTAGTTCGAGCTGTTGATACCAACGTCAACAAAGTTGGTCAGACCATCACCAAGGTCGTTGTACGCAACAAGGTCGGCAGATGCGTCAGAACCGTCATTCAAGTTCTGTGTGTAGAGTTGGGCGAACGAGTCTACGTTGCCGTACATCTCTGCAAGAACAGCAGAGAAGCTGGTGTATCCAGTAACACCGGTACCAACCACAGTCAGCGGTCCGCCGTCAATCAGCGTGTTACCGTTTGGCTCTTCGTAGATGGCACGTTCAGCGGGGTAGGTACAAAAAATATCTTTAATACCGGCGGCAAAATTAACCGCAGCGCCCGCGTTGCTAGATTCGTAAATTGTCGTGCGCGTGAGCGTTGGGCCAGTAGTTGAGTATGTACCGGTACCAACTTCCCATGCGCCATTTTCTGAATCAACAATAGCGTAGTATGTGGTGTTGCCGTTACCAATCGCGGCAAAAGATTGAAACCCATTGGCTGCACCGAGCAGCGTAGCCGTACCTGTACCGGTAACAGCGGTTGTTTCTTTAACTCTGTCTTTTACAACGATTGCCATTTTTATTCCTTACGGTTGTGTGGGCACATCACCCCAATTGCCACCGCCGTTTACTTCGATGTTGGCCCAACCAGCAGATTGAGCAGCGTTGATATTTTGCCAGTTTGCGTTTTGGCTGTCATTGATAATTTCCCACAACAACCGTTGCGCCACGGCGTCTGCACCCACTGCGTTATCAGTCAGCGCGGCGTAGAACACAGCTAGAGCCGCTACAGCATCCAGAGCAGTTGCTGTTTCAGGAGCGTTAGCATTAAAAATACCAAGCGCAGAAGGTGTAGCTAAACCGGAGGCGGTATCGGCCACGTTTACCGCGAAGCCTTGCAGAGCAGAAGAAGTATCTGTGATTGTGGCTGTATCAGCCACGGATGCGCCATGATCTTGGTTTGCCGATGGGGTATCAGTCCCTGTGACCGTATCCGCTATATCTGCGCTATACACAAGCCCGCCAATCGCTGAGTCAAGGATTGTTGCCAAAACATCAACTGCGGAAGCAAAGTCAGACAACGAAGTAACGGTGTCGGTACCGGTAGCCGTATCGGTTGCGGTTACGGCAAAGTCAGCGGATGCTGAAACGGTGTCTGTGCTGTAGTAGATATTTGCAAACACTGAGGCCAAGAAATCAGCCGCAGCAGAAGCCGAAGCACCACCGTTTGCGATTGGCGCTACAACAGCGTTGAAGATACTTGGAGCGACAGTTGTTGTGTCTGTACCAGTAGCGGTGTCGGATAAAGACGAAGCAAAAACAGCTAAAGCGGCTACGTCTTCTGTAGCCGTAGCGTCTTCAACAACCGCACGGTTGAACTCAACCCCGCCCCCTAAAGCAGCGAAGGGGGCTTGCGAGAACGTCGCGTACCCAAACACTGCTGGGCCCTATTAGGTTGCAGCCAAGCTGAATGTGTAAGTCACGTTGAGGGTGTCACCACTCACAACAGAACGGTCGCCGGGGGCGCTGAATGTAGAAGCTGAGAACAAAATTCCCGAGGTACCAGTAGCAACAGAACACAAGAACGCGCCTGACACGGTATATGTACCCAACATGGCAAACTGAGAAGCAGAGCCAGAGTTGCTGATGACAGAGGGGTCAGCGGTTGTAGCGCCACCAAAAGTCACAGCCTTGCGGTTGCCTGTGTAGCCAGTAGATGGTGTCACCTCAGTCCAACCTGCGTGGGAAGCCAATGTATCACCAGCGGCAATTGTGGGGCTGGTGCCGGAGATCAAACCCAGATACCAAGCAGCGGTGTAACCACTACCGGTGAAATACTTGGTGTTCATGTCATCAAGACCTTCGTTCACCACGAGGTTGTGTGACTGTTCTTCCCACTTCAGCTTGCCGTCTTTGTCAAAGCATTGAAGGGTAAAGACACCGCCACCGTTAGCGGTTTCAACTGGGCCAGCGTTACGAACAACCGCGCAAGTCACGGCGTCTGCTGATTTAGATTTTTCGATGGTAGCCATGTGTGCTCCTATTAAGAAATGCGAATGATCGCTGCTGTATCGGTAGCAGCGGGGAACTGCACCGTGAAAGTTGTGGTTGATGTTTTGTCGCCGCCAAAGTCCAGCACACAAACGCTTGGGTTACCAGAACCCGACTTGTAGATCAGTGCACCACGGGCAGTCAGCGCAGAAGTCCATGTGACGTTTGCAAACGACAAGTACACCGTGGCGTTGCCTGTTTGGTTACCGATTGTAGGTGTCTGCGTAACAGTAAGCAGTTCCCCGCCTTGTGTGTAGCCAGAAGCTACAACCTCGCCAGTCATGCCCACGGCGTATTGCGTGGTGTCAGGACCAATCGACGCTGCGCCGGTGTACAGAGCGATCTTGAATGTGTCTGTGCCGAAGTCGAAGTCGCCGTTTGGCAGCCCCAGCTTAAACGTGTTTGTTGCGCCTTGAGCGATAGCCATTACTTGACCCCGTTATTCTGCGGCAATGGTTGCAACCGCGCCTGTCCGCTGCGATACGCATCGCTGCGCTCCAGACCGTCGCCCAGACGGGATGCCAACGCAAGCGCTTCTTGGTACTTGGTGTTGTACAACGCTACCAAATCAGCCTCACCCTTCATGAAGGTGTATGCCTCAACCAACGAACCGTACAACAGCACGGAATCAAAGTTGTCGCCCAACCATGTACGCCCGTCAGCCGCAACAGTGATCGACTCGGGGTAGTAGTAATAGTGCAGCTCAACGCTGTAAGCTGCATCGGGTGTGGGGCCCAAGATAAACGACAGCTCATCGGTGATGATTGGGCTCGGGTCGCTTGAAGTAGTTGGACCAAACAAAGCGTAGTACTTGGGGATGGCCGTATCTGTAGGCTGTGGGTACGCTTGACGGATGAAGTTCACATCCTTGTTCAACAAATACTCGTACGAACCCGTAGCGTCAATGACTGCCAAAGAATACACAGACAAGAAATCGCTGGGCGCAGAAAGGTATTTGTTGTTTGTGGTCAAAACGCCTGTGACGTTCTTACGCAGCGACGGAAACTGCACCGTGTTGTAGATGCGTTGTTCCGCCTGCTTGATGATAGTGTTGATCTGGGTTTCAGAGTCAACAAAGGTACCATCGGCAAGATATGTGTCCGGGAACTGATTCTCAGTGTAGGACTGTATCGCTGCGAAAAGCTCGTCGTAGGTCATGTTTAGGCCATTGGTCCACGGGCCATCACGCCCTTAGTCGCAGCACCGGTGCCGCGAATCTTGATACCAGAAGTTTTTGTAGGTGGGTAATCTTGGCTGCGGGTGTTAGCCACAGAAGTATTAGCCTTGCGCATAGTGGTTTTTGCAGGCTCTACGCCCACAACAACCGAAGCCACTTTTTGTGGTTGCTTGTATGTAGCCATATTAGCCTCCGCGACCAGATGAACGCTGGTTCATGATCTTGGCCATATTGCGACCGTACTTGAGCATGTCGGCGTTGGTCTTACCGCCAGCCTTCAGCTTAGTAGGAGCCTTACCGGGGTGCATGTTTTTCTCATGCTTGCCGATGGCTGATTTAATCATCTTCTTGTCTTGGGCGAGGTCTTTCTTGTCCATAGGGACTCCTTACGTTGTGCTAACAGTGACTGTACCAATTTCCACGACTAAAGCCAAGTAGTTCGGCGTTAATCCGTCATCATATGCGCGAGCGCCACCAACAGGGTTCCAGCCCCATTGAATGTCTCGACTACCCTCGCCTTGGAAGCCTTGGGCAAGGATGTCTGTGCTGTTGCTATTGATGATCTGAAGTCCGGTTGTACCAGACGAGATATAGCTGCGATCAGGGCGTGGGTTACGCACACCTTGTGGGTCGTCCACAGGATACATACCCAACTGCAACTGCGGCTGATCTGGGTCCCAGCAAGGACCACACACGAGCAACTCGTAGTTTTTGGTCTTTACCACCTCACGGCGCAACTGATGTAGCTTAAAACGAAAGCCACAACGATCGCATTCTGCGATCGAGTTTTTGCCAGAGGAAAACCGATTCCCCATTTAGAACCCACCACCAATAAACTGCTGGCGCGGCACAAAGCGAACGGATGCTTTCTCTTGATCTTCATCAGCGGCTGTTGCCCAAGCCTCGTCGTATTGTTGCTTCAAGACTTGCAAGCGATCGAGTCCACCGGGGACCTTGAGCGCCAAGTAGTAAGCCAAACCTGCTGTCATGCAAGGCACGAAGCGGAAGGGCACATCCATCACATTGACACCACCGCCCGCGTCCTGCACACGGCGCATGCGCCAGTACACGAACTGGTACGACTGTGCACCATCAGGTGTTGGCCAGACAGTTACAGCGGGGAGTTTTGCCCAGTAGACGATTGCGCCGCTAGTATGAGCTGCGGCAGCGGTGTTGTTTTGTCCACGGAAGCAGTTGTACAGAGTATTGCCGGTGATGTAGCCGTATTGGATGTACTCGGAGTCAATCTTGATGAAACCGGTAGACGGTAGTCCAGAGGCGTCGCTGACAGTAATCGTGGTATCTGTCGATGTGATTGTTGATGCAAGAGTGCCTCCGTTTGCTGATTGTTGACCGTCCATGCGCTGCACCCACACTTGGATTGGGCGAGCTTGTTGCAATTTGTTGGGGAGCGTAGCGTAGGTTGAAACGCTGATACGCGTGATGGTCAAGTCAGCTTGGTTGGACTGTTGGTTGGCTTGTGTGCGAATCACATGCTCGAGCAAGTCCACGGTGTCGTTGGGCAGCGCGTATGTGTTTTGGCCTTGCACCAAGTCAATGGTGCCCTGCTCAAATGTCCACATGTTGATGCCGCGGTTTGCCCAATCAGCAAACAGCAAGTTTAAGGAACGACGCGCTGTGCGCAAGTCGTAACCGGTGCGCATCTCCGAGCCCACGCGCTCGAACGCCTCCTCGACCAGCTCGGTCAAGTCAAGGTTGAATCCTGTGGTTCCAGAGGTGTTTGCCATTTAGCAGTTCCATGCCCGAAGGCTCTTGTTGATACGGCTGTTTGGGTCTTTGGCTGTCTTCTCAGAAGTCAGCTTGGCCTTCATGCCTTTCATGCGTGCGCAAAACGAATCGCGACGCTTGCCGCCCTCTGGTTGCGGAGCCTTCAGACCGGGCTTGCCGGGGTTTGCTTTATTGTAAGAGGCACGACCCTTGGCGTTGAGACCGCCTTTGGGATTCTTGCCTTCCTTGCGTGTCCACGCTGGAGTCTTAGCCATTATCTGAACCTCGCTGTTTTCTTTGCCACGGTCTTGGGTTGGGCTACGAATTGTTTTCCGGCTTTTTTGCCAGCGCGTTTTGCACGCGTTGTCGCAGCGTACTCAGCAGGGCTGAGGCTTTTGATCGCAGCTTCTGGAAGGTATCGCTCACCTGTTTTACTAGAGGGTTTGCCACTTTTGGTTCTCCACTTTTGCGCGGTCCAGTCCTTGAGGGATTGTTGAGGCGCTTTCATGTCAGTCCTTGTAGCCGCCGCCAGCAGCCTTGTATTTCTTGGCTACCAACTGAGCTTTACGAGCAGACCATTGACCGGCACCGGTGCCGTGGGTTGCTGCGGCTTTTACTTGGGCCACGATCTTCTTGCGAAGACCGGGCTTTGTGTAGTTACCGGCAGCGTTGACCTTGCCTCCGTCCGCAAACACCTCGACCTTGTTCGGATCATCCTTGCGGGTGATCGTCTTGGCCTTTGGCATCTTGCTGGGGGAGATGGCCCCCATACCACGGCTGGCCATCATATTAGTAGCAGGACTTACCTTTGGTCATGCCGCCTTTGTTCATACCCAAAGGCTTGCTACCCTTCATGGAAATCATTGTGCCCTTGGTTTTACCCTTGGAAGCAATACCATCCTTGCTTGGAGCTGCTGTACGAACTGAACCCATTTTGGCTTTGGTGATACCGTTGCCTGAACCTTTTGTTGCCATGACATGGCCTCCTTTTGCAAATTTCATTTCACCAACAATGCGCTTTTTTTCAGCAGCTAAGTTGGCCTTACCTTTAGGTGTGCGTGCTTTTTCAGCATCCACACGACCCAACTCTTCCAAACGGTTCATACGAGACGTATTTGCCATTTCACCACCTCTTTTAAAAGTTTTGCCTTTGTCGGCACGATTAAACTCTTTTCCCACGCTTTGCGGGACTCCGGCTTTCTTGGCGAAGGCAGGATTGTGTGCCACCGCCGCCATGAAATTGTGTTGCTTCTTGCTAACTGAGGGCACTCTTTTGCTCCCGAATAAACAAGTCGATCTTGTTTTCCAAGCGGTCTATGCGGTCAAGAACGCGATTGATGTCGGAGTGAACCTCCACCTTTGTCACGTACTCACGAGCCACTTCTTCCCGTGTCTTGTTTAACAAGATTTCAAGCCGCTTTAACTCAGAGGCTTTGTCTTTCAAGACCCAGCTGAGCACGCCCAGCAAGCCTGTCAAGACTAGGTTCCAAGTTGCAGCGTCCATCGTCTTACGAGTAGAAAACCATCACCGAGCCGACGCTTGTGACATCAGCATAGACGTTGGTGCTAAACAACATACCCTCCCCGGGCATGAG